TCCTTCAGGCGGTCAAAATCCGTAAAGAACCCGGATTCGATTCTCTTGTTTGGGCCGAAGCCTTTCGGGAATATCCGGGAACGTGGGATAATCTCCACATAGACTGACCCGCCCTTTACAAACGGCTTTATTGCGGCCATGCCGCCAGCCCCCGCAAGTTGTACCGCCTCGTTGATATTAGGAAGCAGATTGCCGGCCGCCTGTTCCGTGATATATTTTCCCCGCTGACCCGCGCCCGCGTCTAGGGTTAACTCGCTGGTCGCAAGCGTCGCCAGATAGCTGGTGATTGTCTGCGCCAGCTTCAAGGAATGGGGAGGCTGGTTGATTAAATAAAACAGATCGTCCCAGGTTCGAATTGCTTCCGCCATATACGACGATAGATCCGCGCCCAGCTTTTTAATTTCCTTTAGATTCAGCATCTTCATCACCGCCTCCTTGATTAAATGAAAAAGTCCCATGCTTACACCCCTCCACGTTTCCAAAGGTATTCCGTGCCGTACCTTACGGCGTCAATATGATGATTGTCCGCGTCGGGGTATCCGTCTAAAACTTCCCCGGTTTTTTTGTCCTGCTCGTATTCGTATTCCGAAAACTCCTTTTCGGTATCCGGGCATCTAACCGGATCTATCCAGATGCAGTCCAGGCTTTGCAGCCATTTATGACTGTATTCCACAGACCCAGGGCCTTTCTCGGCGCTCCGGCAGTATAAGCCGTAAGCGTTGTAGTCCCCGACGCTTTTGGGCTCCGCGCTGTCCGCCGTGATTCTGTCGTTTCCAGTGAGGCCCTTTGCCTTTAGAATATCGGCTGTTTCCCAGTTTCCTTTCCGCCTGGCGGTTGCCTCGTCGAAAATATACAGGGTTTTCCTGGCCGCGTCATATTGCATTCCGTTGTACGCCCAGGGGTCTGGATAATAGCCCCAGTCTACCCCGTGGAGCCTGCGGTCAAAGGAACGGACCATTTCGTCCGGAATCGGTTCCAATTTCAGGTTTTCAAATACCTGGGTTCCGCTGCCGACAACCTCTCCCAGATACTCATGACGGTAGGAGGTTTCGCTTTTTGCTTTGAGCCGTTCCGCGTCCGCAAGGAATCTGGGGCCAAGCCATTCCTTAGGCGTTGTCAAATAGGTGCTGTGATGAATCAGCTGGCTGTCCCGCCGTTCCTTTACATACCGGTTGGCCCAGTTTCTGGCAGAGGAGGGAGGGTTAAAGGATTTTAGGGTAAAAGAAAAGGCACCGCCGCGCAAAAGCGACTGTTCCACATTTCTGATTACCTCAGGGCCTCCGAATTGGTCAAGCTCTTCAAACCAGGCCATTCCAATATACCCGAACGGCACTTTGATGGATTTTATTTTTCCAGGGTCGTCCATGCCGAAAAACATGATCTTTTGCCCAGTAGGAAGGTAAGTACATTCCATTGGGGAAACGGTGCATTTGAATTTCTGAGTTAATCCCAAAGCAGTAACGGCCCAGCATATTTGCGCGTAAACGCTGGTCCGCAGCGTGTTTGCAACCTGGCGCATCACCACGGCGTGGCAGTCTGGGTGCCTTATAAGCAGCAGAACCAGTTCAACTGATGCGAAGCTGGATTTTGTGGAGCCTCTGCCACCCTCTAGTACCGCTTCGTCAATGCGGCCCATTCTGATCTGCCGATGAACGTCGTAAAAAGCGGGGGAGACAATGCCGGATAATTTAGATGTCGTCAATGATCTGAACCCCGCTTTCGTCTTTTGAGGATAATTCCTTTCTCATTTCAAAATACAGCTTAATTGCTTGAACATCTCCGATAGAACAGCGCCGGATCAAGGCTTTCCAAACCGTTGAAAGCTCGCTGCTTGTAAATTTAGAAATCAGGCTGTCCACATATTTGGTAAACTCCGGCTTGTCCAACCATTTGTAATAAGTGGAACGGGCTACACCGCATTCCCGGCATAACTCCGTGATGCTCCCGATGAAGTCCGGATTTGCTAATAATTCCGCAAGTTTTCTTTGCTTGCTTGTTAGATTTAATTCGTTCGACTTTGTCGCCATACCACCACCGCTTTACAAATTTAATTTAACAATTTCATTTCTGAGAATTTCAAGCTCCCGCTCCCGTCTGGTTCTGCCCTGTGGCTGTCCTAAAATATTGGCTATGCGGTTCTGTAAGGCCTGTTTTAGTTCACGGGGATATTGACATCTAGGCAAAGCGCAAATATGCTTTTCCGCCGTCTTGAAGCCGTCAAAAACGCACTTTCCATCTCTTGGGCAGTACATGAAATCACTTCCTGTTTTGGGTATTAAGAAAAGCCCTCCGCTAATAGCAAAAGGGCTGAAAAATATTTAAAAAAGTTTTGAAAAAGGGTTGACATATACGTACGTAGATTATATAATATAATCAAAGGAAAGGAGGTGAAAAGTCCAGTGGGGAAAAAGAAAAAGCCCCCAAAGAATGTGGAAGATATCAAGACAATAGTTGAGATTCTCGCAGGTCTCGCAAATGTCGCCTTGGTAATCTACACAATCTCTAAGGGCTAAGAGGGAGGGGAGCGAAAGCTCCCCGAACTCCACCCTTATTATACCCCATTGAATTGATATGAGCAAGAAGAAACTATTAAGGAACTCGCCGCTGTATCTGCTGACCGCCGCCAATATTATTTATGCTGTCCAGCATGGGTTTAATTGGCTTACCTGGTTTGCAATAGGATTGACTTTAATTGTGTTTGTATGGGACATTGTGGAGGTGTTTAAGCGTGGCAAAAAGCAAAAGTGAGATTCAACAGGCATATATGAGGAAAAATTACGTCCGTTTCCCGTTAGACTTGCGCCCGGAGGTTCTGGAAGCTTTCCGGGCCGCGTGTGAAAAGAACGGAACAAAGCCGACTACCGAAATTAAAAAATTCATTGCGGAGTATATCGAAAAGGCAGGGGAATAATCCTCTGCCTATTTCTTTAGTTTAATGATACAATAAGTCAAGAGGGACATTCAAGGACATCTTACTCAATCTTCAATTTTTGCAAGGCAATTCCATGTAGTCTTGTAGTGTGGCGATAAGAGTAATTCATTTTAACTGCAACTTTTTCCCAAGACATGCCATTGATATAGTGCAATCTCAGAATACTTTCCAGCCCATAATCATTTATGCTAGAAATAGCTTTTTCAATTTTTATTCTCACTATATTCAAAGATTCTATTTCTTTTGCAATCTCCATTTCCAATCCTATGATTTTTTCGATTGAAACTTCAAGGCCTCCACTGCTTTCAGATTTGACTTTATCAGGAGAAAGGGTTTGTGTTGTTTTTTCAGCGCGTTCTCTGGTTTTCGCTAGTTCATCTAGCTTTGATCCAATGATTATTTCTATATTACGGTATTGATTCAGAAACTCCTTCTTTGTCAATTTTTCAACCTCCTGACAGTCTTTTTGTCGCACTTCTCCGGCGGGCAGCCTCTAGGCTTACCAGTATCCAGAAGATAATTACAGTATTTAACGAAGCCATGTCCGTGGGTTGCCAGTGCTCTATGATAGACGCACCCTTCACAGCTTTTCCGGTTCATGTGCTTTGGCGTCTTTGCAGTAGAAGTCGTCGTCTTTCCCGGTTGTCCATTGGTATTCAATATGATCTATATGATTGCTTCTTTCCAGATGGTAAAAGGGACACTCCTGCTTGTTCCTATGTACGCAGTCCTTGCAAGTGGTGTGCGGTTTGGGCGGGTCTTTGCTTGCCACCAGAACGGAACAAAGCAAGAAGCCTAACGGTGCGCCTAAAAAATAACCTAAAAGTAATAATTGCCAGCCTGCCATGATCATTCCTCCTTTTCAGGTTTCATAAAGCAAAGCCAGTGAGTGTTCATGTTTTTACCGCTTCTGTGACCAAACAGCGGTTGATAAGGAGACAGCGGCAAAATTTCCCGCAGCGGAATTTGAACCTCCGACCACTTAAAGATCAATACTCCGTCTCTCTCCAATACTCGAAAAGCTTCTTTAAAGCCATTTTGGATCATAGTTTTCCAATCTCCCTTTAGACAGCCGTATTTAAGTGCCGTCCAGCTTGTATCGCCAGCATTTGTCAGATGAGGAGGATCAAACACAACCAACTTATAGGATTCGTCAGGGAAAGGCAATTCCGTGAAATCGCAAACAGTATCCGGAGAAATTTCAATATAGCGGTGCGGGTAATATTCATGATAAGGGATAGTGCGGTTATCACAAAACTCCACATCTGGATTGTGTTTATTAAACCAAAACATCTTGCTGCCGCAGGCAATGTCTAAAATTCGTTTACTCATTTGATTCCTTCCTTTCACCGTAGCTGCAAAAGTCGTCTGCATCACATGGCTGTAATTTATAATTACACCAATAGGAACCGGTTCTGGCTCTAATATCAGCCGTTGATATTTCGTGCTTACAATCCTTACACCTAACTACGGGGACAGCGTCTGTATTTCGATGAAGTTCCTCCACCGCCTGATCTCTTTCACGCCTTAGGCGGTCAAGCTCGGATTCTAATGCTTCAATAGCATCGGCGGCGCTTTTTAGATCGTCCCAACCACAAACAGTATACGTTTTCCGCAACCTCTCAACTAATTCCTCATACATAACTATTCCTCCTCAGGCGGTTCTGGAAGCGGGTGGCGGTAAATTTTTGTGCCGATTATAGGTTCCGCGTGAAAGCACCCTATCGGCATTGAAAAAACTGCATCGATGTTGTCATCGTCCCACACCTGCAAAAGTGCCCAAACTTTTTCCTCAGCCAGCCATACCGGTTAACCATTCATTTCTCGGAGCTCTTTCATTGTTAGCGGCTCATTTGGCTGGGTGAGAGTGGGCATGTTTTCGACCGCCTTTCGCACCTTATCCATATCCATATATGGTTTCCAATGTGACATCATTTTCAAAAGTCTATTTCCGTCAATCGGTCTAACTTTCATCTTTCAGCACCTCCAATCTCTTCATTACCATCTGCACGGCCTCGTCTGTCATTGCGGCACCGCAAAATGGACAAAATGGCATTTCATCATCCGGTGTCCTTCCGCACGTTGTGCAACGATATTGTATATTCCCAGTACCTAGCGACGGCAAATAGTTCTTCCACTCACCCCTCCACACTTTCTCAACCTGTTCCCGGCTGACGGGGTATAGAGCATCAATAGCCATATTTAGCGCGACTAAATCTTGCACAGACACAAAATATTGAGTACGATTTTCAAGAACTTTAATCGCTTCTTTTCTTGTCATAGCTTAGTCCTCCAAATCCATCTTTGCACCGCAAAATGGACAATACTTTTTTGGAATATTCACATAAACTTCCCCAGTCATATCCAATAGTTTATCTCTCAGTTCTTGTTCTGGTGTCAATGGAGCAAGTAAAGATTTACAATATTGAATTGTTTTGATATAAATTGGAGTTTGGCAGTAATTACACATAACTATCCCTCCGCACCCATCTTCGCGCCACAGTTGGGGCAGTAGTTGGATTTTGTCATAATTCCTCTTGTGCCTACTGTATACTTTCCGCAAGCAGAACACTCAAGCACCGGGACAATATCATTCCAT